TATTGCGTTCATTTCATCTTCCTCTTCGCTACGCTGGACACGCCTGACCCAAGCAAAAACTGACGATGAATAAACTCTAGGGATTTCAGCAATGTGGCCTGGTTGCCTTCTAGGATAGCCTGCGCGGCTGTATCCGTTGCCGCGTCGAGCATCGTCACGATGCTTCGGATTTCTCCAACAAGCTTGACCATTTCATTCCCCCTGTTCATCACCGTCTATCTCCCGTAGCATTTGAGCGTAGACGGCGGCGTCATCCAATGAATCCGCATGCCCCCCGTTGTCGAATGATTGGGCATATCGGCACATTTTCATTATTACCATTGTAAAGGTTACAAATCGGTTAATGTCGTCTGTTGTTTCTAGATTTATCTTACCATCGAAAATTTCCCACAAGACGTTACCAACACGCTTGTATGTGTCGCCATATTGGTCATTGCGCTGCTGATACAGCTTTGCAAGTTCAGCTAGTTGGCTTGGGACGGTCATTGGCTACCTGAAATGAGACAACGCCAGCTTTCTTGAATGTATCAATGACGTCGTCTCGATCATCGAAAATGCAAAGAACTTTGGATTTGATATCTTTAAATCGCGTTGTCGCAAGGTCCATTTTCATCACCGGAGCAGGTCGGTAATCGGTATCTTTCCGCATCAACAATTCATTGTACGGAATGTCGTGTTTTGAGAGCCACTGCAAAGTATCTTGCCGCCATTTTTCAGGACGTGCTGTAATGAAAATAATCGCATGCCCCGCATCGGCCAAAGCTATCAAAATATTGACCATAGCCAATATCGGCAAATCATACGCGGCCTCAGAATGGTATGTGTCCCAATCCCCGCCAATGAGCGGGTCGCGCCATGTGGCGTCAGACACTGTGTGGTCTATGTCGCACAATACGGTTTTCATAAAGTATTCTTGGCCCGGTTCCCGGCTTACGCTTTGGTAATGCGGTGCGAATCGCTCGGGCCGTGGGGGGAAACACCTTTCGACCCGTCCAGCCGGGGGTCACTTTGCGGCTGGTTAACCAAAGACCAAGCTCCTTATTTCAATTTCAAATAATCCTCAAACGCATTAACTGCAGCGTCACACCCAAGAGCTACACAAACAAACGCGCCTGCCTTTGCACACGCTTCGAGATATTCTATCTGACCATCCTGCCACCTAGACTTCGTATGGTCGCGTCGTTTAATCTCGCACACGAACGCTGGCGAGCCGGGAATTATAACGTCAGCCGCGCCAGGCGTCATGCCCTCTGCCTTATGACGCGCTGCCTGCATAAAGGATCTCTTGCCCTCATTTCTGACATGCACCGCAATCAGCCCCCATGATAAGGGCCATTGTCGCCTTAACCTAGCGAAAAATGTAACCTGTTCAACCGTCTCGCTAGGGCATACCCCCCGAAACTCAGGATTGCCGTAGAGCTCTAGACTACTCGGGAATTTCATCTGCGGGCCTATTGTAAGCAAAAACGCGGTAAAACCCCGTTTCCGTGTCTTTTGCGTAGGTAATTGTTTGCGGTGCAACATTTCCTAGGGCCAGAAACAAATCCCGGTCCCTCGCGGCACGGCTCCATGTTGGCTGCCTCATTAGCCAGAAAGCAAACGACCTATATGGGGTTATAACGTCAATTCTCTCGGTCTGTTTACCCGTCCGGCTGATTGACGGCTTCACCGTCCATGACAGCACCTTGTCGGTCTGTCTATTGGTCGGGTCTCGCTTTATCTCCTGAAATTCAATCCGTAGTTTTTCGTTTGGATCGACGATCTCGCCTTTGCAAGATTCGCAATATCTCGCCGCTATGTCGTTTGGTTCGTCGCAATGCGGGCATTCTTTGCTGGTCCAGCGATATCCGCATTGCACCATGTCGCCGGCCATAAGCACCTTTCCTTGGCACCGTCGACCGAAATGGGATGGCATTGATCCAAATTCGGTTGGGATAGCCATGCCGTCCAGATCTGTCCAATATCCATTACGGTCAACTTGAAAACCGTCTGGATTAGGGCGGGCTTTAAATTCGTTTTCAACGTTACAAAGTGGGCACAAGCACTTTATGTATTTGCTGTTATCGGCAACGGGCTTTGCCGTCACGACAGGAGAAAAAACATCGTCATCCGGGCAGTGCCGCTCGAAGTTTTCAGCGTAATCAAGCAAAAGGCAATCTTGCTTCCCGTCGCTAATACGCAACCCCCGGCCTATGATTTGTTGCATTAGCCCGACGCTTTCTGTCGCCCGCAGGAGCGCAATAACGTCAACGTGCGGGGCATCAAAACCCGTAGTCAACACGGCAACGTTGACGAGATACTTGATCTCGTGCGCCTTGAACCTAGACAATATATCGGCCCGCTCGGATCGCGGAGTATCGCCGGTAACAATCGCAGACAAGCCAGGCGGCAGGCTCGCCATACACTCCCCTGCGTGCTGCACAGTTGCTGCAAATATCATGACGCCGCGGCGATCTTTTGATTGGGCAACGACATCCGCAATGATGGCCGATGTTTTCCGTCCATGTCCGTGATAGGCCGTGTCTACGTCCTCGGCGTTAAATTGGCCCCGGCTGTTTATCTCCATGTGCGACGTGCGGTAGCTGACGGCACGAATGGCGCCGATCGTGGGCTTGGTAAGATACCCTTGGTCGATCAATTCCCGCGCCTGTACTCTGAATACGCACTTTTCAAAATATGGTTTTTCTGTCTGGTGGGCAGGAACTGGCGTTCCGTCCGGGAACTGACCAAATACATATCCGCTGTTTAACCGATATGGCGTTGCCGTCATGCCAACCACGCGAAGGTTCTGGTTTTTCTCCCGCATGGCTTCGACGATTCTTTTTACGGTTGGCGATATTCCGTGGCATTCATCAATAACAACCATTGCGAATTGATCGCCAAACTTATTGATGCGGTTTTTGACTGTCAGTGGCGTCCCAAAAACAACCGGATGCCGCAACGATACCTTGCCAGCACTTGCCGAAAAGATCGACGCCGGGTTGCCGGTTAAAAAATACTTTTCATGATTCTGCACGACCAATTCGCTTGACGGTGCAAGGCACAGAACATGCTTGCCGTTGCTGTATTCGTGGATTGTTTTTGCCACGGCTGCAATAATATGCGACTTACCGGAACCGGTAGCCGCCTCAATCATGCAAAACGCACGCGACCTCTTCACCCATTGGATGATCGCGTCGTGTGCGTCTTGCTGATACGGACGAAGCATTATTTCAACAGCCAATATTCGCTTGGCAGCCCGCGAAACGGTTCTAGATTGGCTTCTGGCGCAATCGACTTGATTGCTTTTGCGTAGCTGATCGAACCCTCTTTTTTAACAAGTGTTAAATTGCGAGAACCAAACTTTGCGCTTTTGCCATTGGAAATCTGAACTAAGCTGTCAATTATCTCTTTCTTCCGCTCTGTCGCGGCATCAATTGACCGCACCGTGTCGTCGTATTCCGCCAGAAGCTGCAAGGCTCGTGGTGTATCAATCACCGACCGTTTAGGCGCGATATATTCTTCCGCATTTTCCCGCTCGCGCAGATATTTGTTCCAAAAGGCGAACAACACCGGCGTAGATGAATCTAGAAAAGTGTCGTCTCGATTTACGCGCTCAAGGCTAGTACCCGATGGAGCCCACTGGTAAAAATCGCACCACTTGCGATCTGTCACCAATAGTTGAATCTGAATCTGCGCGTAATAGTGCATTTGATCCCGCGCCGTCTTGAACGGGATAGGCTTTTCCAAGTTGCGGTATGAAAATGGGCATTTCACTTCAATCAGCCCGTCAGATCCGATCAAACCGTCTGGCGATGCTCCAAGCCAGTCTTTGTATTCAAAAAAACCGCATTTCTCGACGGTTTTGTTTGTTTCCATCGAATATTCTTGAATGGCACCGTTTTCGTTTGACGTGCCCCATGTTGTGGCAATGTTGCCTTCAAATTCGGACGGTGCACCGTGCCACTCTCGAACCATCCTGCGCATGACGTCATCTGGTGACGACCACGGTGAGTGGCCGAGTATTGCCCCAACCGACGACCCCGTCACGCGACCCTTGCGGACGTTGAACCATTTCTCGCTTCGCTGTTCCATGTGGTTCCCCTGTGAATTGCTTGCCTTGCCTCGCCTTGCCGCGCCCCGCCACGCCGCGCCGTGCCGTGCCGCGCCCGGCCGCGCCGTGTGGTACTTATTGTACCTCGTGGGGCTGCCCCGAAAGACAGCCCCCTAAGCTACAATTTGCTTGCC